ATCCCGGATTTCCAGGTGGTGATCCCGGATTTCGGCGTGGTCGAGGGGCCGTTCCAGATCACCGCGCTGGAATATACCGGTGCTCATGACGGCGAGGTCAGCTTCGAAATGGCACTGGAGTCGGCCGGCCCGGTGAGTTTCACGGTGGCGCCATGAGCGTGAACCGGCGACGCGGCGAGGTGGCCGCGACATTGGATGGGCGCAGCTTTCGCCTTTGTCTGACGCTCGGGGCGCTTGCCGAACTCGAGGACGCCTTCGCCGCTGACGACCTCGGTGCGCTGGTGGGACGCTTCTCGCGCGGCAAGCTGTCCGCGCTCGATATGATCCGCATCATCGGCGCCGGGCTGCGCGGTGGCGGACATCCGGTGTCGGACGACGACGTGCGCGGTATGCAGGCCGACAACGGCGCGACGGGTTTCGCGGCGATCGTCTCCGACCTGCTGACGGCAACGTTCGGATCGGCCGAGGGTGGCGGTTCGACGCAAAACCCTTGAGTGCCGCAGCCGACCGCGCCCGGGCTTTTCCATGGGCAGAGACCATGGCGATGGGGCTCGGCCTGCTGCGGCTTTCACCGGATGCCTTCTGGGCGATGACGCCGCGCGAATTCGAGGCGGCCACACGCGCCCTCCCCGGCGGAGGTCTAGTGCCGCCTGGGCGCACCGATCTCACGGCGATGATGAGTGCCTTTCCTGATAGTCCAAGGGGAGCTTGACGATGGCCGAAGACGTCGAAGTGAGAATCCTTGCAGATGTCGCGCCGTTCCAGGCGAGCCTGAAGGAACTGGAGCAACTGTCGGAGCGGTTTGGGTCGCAACTGACCGGTGCTTTGAAAGCTGCCGTGGTCAGCGGCAAGGATCTCGATGACATCCTGCGCCGGATCGGCCTCAACCTCGCCGGCATGGCGCTGGAACAGGGGCTGAAGCCGCTGCAGTCGCTGGCGGGTTCGCTTTTTCGCAGCCTGCTCGGCGGTTTCGGCAGCCTGCTGCCCTTCGCCAACGGCGGCGTGCCGGGGCATGCGATGCCGTTCGCGGATGGCGGTGTGGTGTCGTCGCCGACCTACTTCTCCATGGGCCGCAATACCGGCCTGATGGGCGAGGCGGGCGCCGAGGCGATCCTGCCGCTGAAGCGCGGCACTGATGGGTCGCTCGGCGTCGGCGCAGCGGGTGGAAGCGGCTCGGTCAACATCACGCTCAATGTGACGACGCCCGATGCCGGGTCGTTCCGCAAGTCGGAAGCGCAGATCACCGGCATGCTGGCGCGCGCGGTGTCACGCGGCGCACGCACGCTCTGACCGTGGCCAGTCGAGAACAAGCGGGACGATCCACATATGACAGACTTTGCAAGCTTTCATGACGAGCGGTTTCCGACCGCCGTCGCTTTTGGGTCCACGGGCGGGCCGGAGCGTCGCAACGAGATCGTGCTGATGACATCCGGCCGCGAGCGTCGCAACACGCGGCTGTCGCAGTCCCGCCGGCATTACGACGCGGGCACCGGTCTGCGCTCGCTCGACGACCTGTCGGACGTGCTCGCCTTCTTCGAGGCGCGGCGCGGCTCGCTGCACGCCTTCCGCTTCCGCGATGCGCTCGACTGGAAGTCCTGTCGGTTCGACGAGATCGTCTCTTCGCTCGACCAGCAGATCGGCACGGGCAATGGGGTGGCGCGACGCTTTGCGCTGGTCAAGACTTACGGCACGGGCGACGACGCCTACCACCGCCGCATCGCCAAGCCCGTTGCCGGCACGCTCAGGGTCGCGGTCGGCGGCGTGGAGAAATCGACGCCGGGGCAGTTCGGGTTTGACGATGCCAGCGGCGAGGTGGTGTTCGCGGTCGGCAACGCGCCCGGTGCTTCCGCGCTGGTGACCGCCGGCTACGAGTTCGACGTGCCTGTGCGCTTCGACACCGAACGGATCGCGGTATCGATCTCCTCATTCAAGGCAGGACAGATCCCGTCGATTCCGCTGATCGAGGTGACGCCATGAGTGCCTATCCCGGGCCTTTGCTCGACCATATAGCGCATGAGGCGACGAGCCTCTGCCACTGCTGGAAGCTGACCCGGCGCGACGGCGCCGTGAGCGGCTTCACCGACCATGACCGGCCGCTGACGGTGGCTGGCGTGGTCTACGAGCCGCGCTCCGGCTTTGCGGCGAGCGAGGCGCGCGACACGCTGGGGCTGGCGACCGACACCGTCGATGTCGAGGGCGCGCTGTCGTCGGACCTGATCACGGAGGACGACATCGCGACGGGCCTCTACGATGGCGCATCGGTCGAGACGCTGCTCGTCAACTGGGCCGATCCGGCGGAGTTCGCGACCATCCGGAGCGCCACGATCGGCAAGATCACGCTGAGCGATCACCGCTTCGTGGCCGAACTGCAAAGCCTGGCGAACTCGCTCGACCGGCCGGCGGGACGCTATGTCCGGCGCACTTGCGACGCCGAACTCGGCGATGCGCGTTGCGGCGTGGTGCTTGCGGGGAGCGGGTTTGTCGGAGCGGGCGCGGTCAGTGCGTTGGCCGGGCCGGGCGCCATCAGGGTTTCGGGGCTGGGCAGCTACGCCAGCGGCTGGTTTGCGTTCGGCGTGATCAACTGGACCAGTGGCGTCAACGCGGGGCGCACGGCGCGCGTGCTCCAGCATGCGAAGAAGGGCAGCGATGTGACGCTTTCGCTGTGGCCGGGCGCATGGAAGACGCCTGATGTGGGGGACGCGTTCACCATCAAGGCGGGTTGCGACAAGAGCTTCGCCACCTGCAAGGCGCGCTTCGACAATGCGCTCAATTTTCGCGGCTTTCCGCATCTGCCGGGCAATGACACCGGTTACGCCTATGTCACCGATGGCGGCGTGTTCGACGGCGGGCCGGTGGTGCCATGAGCGAAACGACACGCATCGCTGTGATCACCGCAGCGGAACGGTGGATCGGGACGTCCTATCGCCATCAGGGAATGACGCGCGGTGTTGGCTGCGATTGCCTGGGATTGGTCCTCGGTATCTGGCGCGACCTTTACGATGCGCTGCCGGAGCGCCCGGGACCCTATGCGCCGGACTGGGCGGAGGCGGGCGGCGGCGAGGGGTTGCTTGATGCAGCGGCACGCCATTGCGAGCGGCGGGTGGGCCGGGCGATGCCGGGTGATCTGCTGGTGTTTCGCTGGCGGCCGCATCTGCCGGCCAAACATGCCGGCATCATGGCGGCCAACGACCGTTTCATCCACGCCTACCAGGGCCACGGCGTCGTCTCGTCGGCGCTGGTGCCGCAATGGCGCAGCCGCATCGCCGGTGTGTTCGCCTTTCCAGATATCACGATCCGGAGCTGATCATGGCGACCATCGTTCTGCAGGCAGCCGGGGCATTCCTCGGCGGCTTTCTCGGCGCGACCGGCACGGCGATCGGCACGGCTGCCGGCGCCATTGCCGGCTATGTCATCGACCGCGCCCTGATCGACAGCACGCGCCACCACGAAGGCCCCCGGCTGACTGGCCCGAGGCCGTTCAGCGCCGAGGACGGGGCGGCGCTGCCGCGTGTCTACGGCTCGGTCAGGGTCGGCGGCACGCTGATCTGGGCGACGCGCTTCGAGGAGGAACGCACCACGACGCGCCAGGGCGCAAAGGGCGGGCCGCGCGTCACCGAGTACAGTTACTTTGCCAACGTCGCCTTCGCGCTTGCCGAAGGACAGGCGGCGCATGTCAGACGCGTCTGGGCCGACGGACGCGAGATCGACCGCACGAGGGTCGAGATGCGCTTCTATCGCGGCACCGAGACGCAAGCCGAAGATCCTCTGATCGAGGCCAAGCAAGGCAGCGGCAATACGCCGGCCTATCGCGGCACAGCCTATGTGGTCTTCGAGCGTTTTCCGCTCGGCGACTATGGCAACCGCATCCCGCAATTCCATTTCGAGATCGTACGGCCGGTGAGCCGGGCGGCAGCGGGGCTGAAGGCAATCGCGCTGATTCCCGGCGCGACCGAGTTCGGCTTGGCGCCGCAGGCCGTGACGCGCGACATCCGCGAGGGCGAGACGCAGAGCCTGAACCGCCACATGCTCTACGCCTACAGCGACATCACGGCGTCGCTGGACGAATTGCAGGCGCTGTGTCCGGCACTCGAAAACGTGGCGCTGGTCGTCACATGGTTCGGCACCGACCTGCGGGCCGGCAATTGCAAGGTGCGTCCCGGCGTGATCGACAACGGCACGGCAGGGTTCTCGCAGGATTGGGTGGTTTCCGGGCAGGCCCGCGATGTCGCAGCGACGGTCACGACCCATGGCGGATCGGCCGCTTATGGCGGCACGCCGTCGGATCGTTCGGTGATAGACGCGATCGCGGAGATCAGGGCGCGGGGGCTGGGCGTCACGCTCTATCCTTTCGTGATGATGGATATCGGCACGGGCAACACGCTGCCCAACCCTTATGGCGGGACCGGACAGCCGGCCTATCCCTGGCGTGGGCGGATCACAGCGACGCCCGCACCGGGTGAGGTCGGGAGCGCCGACAAGACGGGCGCGGCGCGGAGCCAGATCGAGGCGTTCTGCGGCGCAGCGGAGGTGGGCGATTTCAGTGCTTCCGCCGACACCATCGGATTCACTGGCGATGCGGACGACTGGGGTTACCGCCGGCTCGTATTGCACTACGCCAAACTCGCAGTCGCAGCGGGCGGTGTTGACGCGTTCCTGCTCGGTTCCGAACTGCGCGGCCTGACCACATTGCGCGATGGCGCCAACGCATTCCCGTTCGTCGAGGCGCTCTGCGAACTCGCCGGAGAGGTGCGCGGCATCGTCGGCCCGACAACGAAGATCACCTATGGCGCCGACTGGAGCGAATATTTCGGCCACCAACCCGCGGATGGCACGGGCGACGTCTATTTCCACCTGGACCCGCTTTGGGCGCACGCCGAAATCGACGCCGTCGGCATTGACAACTACATGCCGCTGGCCGACTGGCACGACACCGATTTCGGCGGTGACAATCCGGATGAAATGTCCGGCCCCTACGACCCGGCAGGTCTCAAGGCCGCGATCCGCTCCGGTGAAGGCCATGACTGGTTCTACGCCTCGGATGCGGAGCGCAATGCGCGAACGCGGACGCCAATCACCGACGGAGCGTATGGCAAGCCATGGGTGTTCCGGCCGAAGGATGTCTGGGCTTGGTGGGCCAATCCTCACCGCAATCGACCCGGTGGCGTGGAATCGGGTGCGCCCACGGCGTGGGTCGCACGCAGCAAGCCGCTCTGGTTCACCGAGATCGGCTGCCCGGCCGTCGACAAGGGGCCGAACCAGCCGAACGTCTTTCCCGACCCGAAGTCGGCGGACAGCGACACGCCATACTTTTCGTCAGGCGCGCGCGCCGACGCCGCGCCGCTGCGGTTTCTCGAGGCGCATCTCGACCGATGGGAGCCGACTGCGCCGGGATTTGTCACTGCCGACAATCCGGTCTCGCCGGTCTACGGCGGGCGCATGCTGGACACCAGCCGGGTATACGCATGGGCTTGGGACGCGCGGCCATTTCCGATCTTTCCGCAGAATTCCGATCTCTGGAGCGACGGGGCCAACTGGCTGTCCGGCCACTGGCTGACGGGGCGGCTCGCGGGTGTCACGGCGGCCGACCTGATCACGGCGATCCTCGCCGACCACGGGCTCCCGGCTCCGGATACCGGCGGTGTAGACGGCTTCATGCACGGCTATATCGTGCCCGATCCGGTATCGGCCAGGACCGCATTGGCGCCGCTGGTCGAGCTTTTCGGCCTGGCCGTGCGCGAGGATGGCGGCAAGCTGACGTTCGCGCGCGAAGCCGCCGGCGCGGCAATCGTGCTCGATGAACTTGCGATGGAGGAGGGGCGCGCCACTATTGAATTGGTCCGTGTGCCCGATAGCGACCTGCCGTCGGAGGCGATCCTCGCCTTCCGCGACCTCTTTCAAGACTACCAGTCAGCCTCGGCGCGCCAGGCGGCGATCGGCGCAACTGCTGTCCGGCAGGAGACGATCGCGTTTCCCGGCGTGCTCGATGCCGCGCAGGCCGAGGGCCTGCTCGGCGACTGGCTGAAACGCCGGTGGATGGAGCGCGAACGCGTCTCCTTCGCGCTTGCTCCAACGGCGACCGATGTCGAGCCCGGTGTCGTCGTGCGGGTGCCGGGCAAAGAGGCGGATTTCCTCGTCGACGAGGTCGAGGAGGGGCTGGTCAAGCGCGTCACGGCGCGTCAGGTGCTGCGGGGGCTGGTGCCCGGCGGTCCTCTCACGCTGCCATCCACAGGCGGGGGCGGCGCTGTCGAGCATGGCAAGCCGCTGGTACACTTCCTCGATCTGCCGATGGGTGCGCTGGCCGGGGCGGAGCACGATCAATTGCGCTGCGCGGCTTGGGCCAAACCGTGGAAGAGCCAGGCGGTGTTTGCCTCACCGGAGACGACGGGTTTCCTCCGTCGCGCGACGCTCGACCGTCCGGCCATATGCGGACGGCTTGCAGCGCCGCTGGCCTCGCGTGTGGGCGGACGCATCGATGCGTTCGGCGAATTGACGGTGCAACTCAGCTTCGGCGAACTGGCGAGCGCCAGCGCACTGCAGGTCTTGAATGGCGCCAATGCGGCTGCGGTTCAGGCGGCGGATGGCACGTGGGAAGTGCTGCAGTTCGAAACGGCGGAAGAGATCGCGCCGTCAACATGGAAACTCACCGGCCTGTTGCGTGGGCAACTTGGCACCGACGACGCGGCGGCAAGCGGGGCGACGTCCGGTGCACCGTTCGTGCTGCTCGATCAGGGTGTGAAGCCGGCGGGGCTGGCCGCATCCGAGACCGGGCTCGCGCTGAACTGGAAAGTCGGTCCAACCGGCTACGACTTCGCCAGCGGCAAGTTCGCCACTGCGATGCTTGCCGGCGGCCTGCGCGCTCGCCTCCCGCTTTCCCCGGTCCATCTTAGCGCCGTGTGGCACGGCGGCGATCTGAAGGTGAGGTGGATACGACGCGGTCGGCTGGGGGCGGATAGCTGGGAGGGGGAAGACATCCAACTCGGTGAAGAGGCGGAGCGGTATCGGGTGACCGTGGCGGAGGTAGGCGAGGCGCCGGTACGCACGGTGGAGGTGGGCGCGCCGGAGTGGACGTACGAGGCGGCGGCGCTCGCGGCGGATTTTTCCGCGCTGCCGGTCTCGGTCGAGATCACTGTCGTGCAACTGAGCGCAACGGCAGGGGCCGGCATTCCTGCCGCACTGGCCGTCACGATTCCAAGTTGATCTCGCGCGGCGTTTGCAACACGCTCTCGCCATCTGAACAAGCGATGGGTGGCAGATGGATCGAGAGCGTTTTGCGGATGGCGCGGCCTATGTGAAGGGTCGCTTCGTGCCGATGTCGGAGGCTGCGATATCGGTCACCGACTGGGGTTTCACGCGATCCGATGTTGTTTACGACGTGGTGCACGTCCATCGCGGCGGGTTCTTTCGGCTGGGCGATCATCTCGATCGCTTCGAAAGGGCCATGCGGGCTCGGCGCCTCGCGCCCGCCGAAGGGCGCGCCGAAATGGAGACGATCCTCCACCGCTGCGTGGCGCTGGCCGGATTGAAGGACGCCTATGTCTCCATGATGGCACTGCGCGGCCGTCCACGCGTCGCCGGATCGCGCCGTCCGATGGATTGTGAGAATCATTTCGCGGCCTATGCGGTCCCGTGGATCGACGTGATTTCGAAAGAGGTGCAGGCGCGGGGAGCTCATCTCTGGATCGCCTCGAATCCGCGGGTGCCCGACGCTTCGGTCGATCCGACCGTGAAGAACTTCCAGTGGAGCGACCTGACGACGGGGGTGATGGAAGCCCACGACAATGGGTTCGATACCGCAGTGTTGTGCGATGCCGACGGCATGGTGACCGAGGGACCGGGGTTCAACATATTCGCTGTGAAGGACGGCAAGGTTTACACCCCTGACCGGGGCAGCCTGCACGGCATTACCCGACGCTCCGTGTTGGAAATCTGCGCCGACCTCGGCATTGAGGCAGCCGTGGCGTCTGTTGAACGTGCATTCCTGGAAGATGCGGACGAGATTTTCGCCGCCACGACTGCCGGCGGGGTGATGCCGGTGTCGCGGATAGGCAACCGTATCATGG